ATGCCCTCGATTTCGACGCAGCAAGGGATCAGATCGGGGGCCGCCTGGATCGCCTCCGACGGATCCGAGACGCAACAAGCCTTCCTGGACAGTCTTGATCAGGGTGAGCTGCTGGCGCTGCCCTATCTGTTTGAGTTCTGGGCGCATCCGCATCAGTTGCCCCCCGAGGGCGATTGGCGTGCCTGGGTTGTGATGGGCGGGCGCGGGGCTGGCAAATCCCGCGCGGGTGCCGAATGGGTGCGCGCGCAAGTTGAAGGGGCCATGCCAATGGACCAAGGGCGGTGTCAGCGGATGGCGCTGGTGGGCGAAACCGTTGATCAGGTGCGCGAAGTCATGATCTTTGGCGAAAGCGGCATTCTGGCCTGTTCCCCGCCGGATCGCCGCCCGGTATGGCAAGCCACCCGCAAACGGCTGCTGTGGCCTAACGGAGCCACGGCACAGGTGTTTTCTGCACATGACCCCGAAGGGCTGCGCGGGCCACAGTTTGATGGCGCTTGGGTAGACGAGTTGGCCAAGTGGAAAAAACCACGCGAAACCTGGGACATGTTGCAGTTTGCGCTGCGGTTGGGGGAGTTGCCGCAAGTGTGCATCACCACCACCCCGCGCAACGTGAATGTGCTGAAGGAATTGCTGGAGCTGGATACGACCGTTGTCACCACCGCCCCCACCGAGGCCAACTGTGCCAATCTGGCCAGTTCGTTTCTGGATGAGGTGCGCGCGCGGTATGCGGGCACGCGATTGGGGCGTCAGGAGTTGGACGGCATTTTGCTGGAGGACACCGAGGGCGCGTTATGGAGCATGCCCATGCTGGAAGCGGCGCGCGTTGAGGCGCCACCTGAACTGGACCGGATCATCGTGGCGGTGGACCCGCCTGTGACGGGCAAGGCCAGCTCGGATGAGTGTGGTATTGTGGTGGCTGGTGCGGTGACCCGCGGGCCGGTGCAGGATTGGCGGGCTTATGTGCTGGCTGACGAAAGCATTGGGGCGGCATCGCCCACGGCCTGGGCCAGTGCCGCGATCCGTGCCATGGAGAAATTTGGCGCAGAGCGGCTGGTGGCGGAGGTCAATCAGGGGGGCGACATGGTTGCGCAGGTCATCCGCCAGATTGACCCACTTGTGCCGGTGAAATCGGTGCATGCCAGCCGGGGCAAAGCCGCGCGCGCCGAGCCGGTGGCGGCATTATACGAGCAAGGCCGGGTGTTTCACCTGCGGGGGCTGGGCGATCTGGAAGACCAGATGTGTGCCATGACACCGCAGGGGTTTCAGGGCAAGGGCAGCCCCGATCGCGTTGATGCGCTGGTCTGGGCGCTGAACGAACTCATGATCGAACCAGCCGCAAAATGGCGCAAGCCGCAGGTGCGCGCGGTCTAGTTTACCTTCCTTAAACCTTTGGGGGAATGATGCCCTCAAGACATAGGGCTGCACGCCCTGACCGTGAAACACCACCACGGCACGAGAAATCGAGCAAGGAGCCTCAAGCGATGATACTGAACTTGTTCCGGCAGGAAAACGCAGCCCAAGCCCCGGCTGAACAAAAGGCCAGCGCCACGGGCCGTGTCATGGCATGGAACGGCGCAGGCCGAGTGGCCTGGAGCCCGCGTGATACAGCTTCGCTGACACGCATGGGCTTTGCCGGTAACCCGGTTGGATTTCGCTGTGTGCGGATGATCGCCGAGGCCGCCGCGGCTTTGCCTTTGATATTGCAGGATGAAAACCAGAGATACGGCGTACATCCGGTGTTGTCGCTGATGAAGTCGCCCAATCCCGCCCAGGGCAGAGCAGAGCTGCTTGAGGCGCTCTTTGGTCAGCTGTTGTTGACCGGAAACGCCTATATAGAGGCCGTGGGCGCGGATGACACTGTGCCGTTGGAGCTGCATGTGCTGCGCTCTGACCGGATGAGCGTGGTGCCGGGAAATGATGGTTGGCCCATCGGGTATGAATATGCCGTCGGCGGGCGCAAGCACCGGTTTGACGTGAGCCAGGGGCACCCCGCCGTCTGCCATATCAAGAGCTTTCACCCGCAAGATGATCACTATGGGTTGTCACCGATGCAGGCCGCGGCACAGGCGCTGGATGTGCATAATTCCGCGTCGCGCTGGTCAAAGGCATTGCTGGACAATGCGGCGCGACCCTCAGGGGCAATTGTCTATCGCGGAGCCGAGGGGCAGGGCACGCTGAGTTCGGATCAATATGACCGGCTGGTGAGCGAGATGGAAAGCCATCATCAGGGCGCACGCAACGCAGGCCGTCCAATGCTGTTGGAGGGCGGGCTCGATTGGAAACCGATGGGGTTCAGCCCGTCTGATATGGAGTTCCAGAAGACCAAGGAAAGTGCCGCGCGCGAAGTTGCGCTGGCCTTTGGGGTGCCGCCGATGTTGTTGGGCATTCCCGGCGATGCGGCCTATGCCAATTATCAGGAGGCGAACCGGGCGTTTTACCGCCAGACGGTATTGCCACTGGCACAGCGCGTGGCCGCGACATTGGGTGGCTGGCTGGCAGGATTCAGCACGGACGATCTGGAACTGAAGCCGGATATGGATCAGGTGCCCGCATTGGCCGCGGAACGCGATGCACAATGGAGCCGCGTGGCGCAGGCTGATTTCCTGACGCAAAACGAAAAACGCACGCTGCTGGGGCTGCCCAGCCTGGAGGGCGATGCATGAGCGAAGATGCGCGCCAGAACGTGCATCTGCCCAAGGCTTATGCTGAACTTGAAAACATGCAAGCCATGTATCGCCAGGTTGAAAAGCGGTTGAATTCCATAGGGTTGACCGTTGCGGCGATGGAAACAGAGCGCGCGGTCAGTGAAGAGAAACGTAAGTTTATGGAGGCACGTTTCAATCAGATTGACCGACGGTTGGAGAAGATTGACGGGCATATATCACGCCTGGTTTGGCTGATCATTGCCACCATCATCGGCGCCAGCATGAGCTTTGTGATGAGCGGTGGCGTGGCGGTCGTTTGAGGCCCGAGCAAGGAGAACACAAGATGGACGAGATGACCAAAACCGTGACCGAAACCGGGCTGGAGCGCAAGTTCTGCCGCTTTGATGCCGATTTGCAGGTGGATGAGAGCCTGATGATCGAAGGCTATGCCAGCCTGTTTGGGGACCAGGATCAGGGGGGCGATATCGTGACCAAAGGCGCCTATGCCGGATCGCTGGCGCGGCTGAAGGCCGATGGGCGCCAGGTCAAGATGTTGTGGCAACATGACCCGGCGCAGCCAATCGGCGTCTGGGATGAGGTGCGCGAAGACGACAAGGGCCTGTTTGTCAAAGGCCGCTTGTTGGACAGCGTGGCCCGTGCCCGTGAGGCGGCATCCCTGATTGCTGCACAGGCGATTGACGGGCTGAGCATTGGCTATCGCACTGTGAAAGCCACAAAGAATGACAAGGGCCGGCGGCTCTTGACGGAACTGGAGCTGTGGGAGGTGTCACTGGTGACCTTCCCGATGCTGCCCAGTGCGCGGATAGGGGCCAAGGGGGAAACCCTGCATGGTGCTGATCTGCGTGACGTGGCGCGTGTCTTTGACGATGCCCGCCGGGAACTGGCGCAGATGTAGCGCCGCAACCACCACCTCAGGTATTTCGGCTTTGCAAAGAGCTCGGATTTCACTGCCTCTCGATTGCCAATGCAAACGTGAACACGAAATTCGGCGCAGTCTTTAACTTTGTAAGGCCGAATGCCCCAAATAGGACCAAACGATGAACAACACCGAGGTACATTCTCGGACCGGGGAAGATGTGTCTCCGGTGGCCGAGGTGAAATCTGCAGTTACGGGTTTCATGAACGACTTCAAGGGCTTTCAGTCCGATATTCACCAACGACTTCAACAGCAGGAAGAGAAACTGACCATGTTTGAACGCAAATCTGCAGCCCAGGCTGCGCGCCCTGTTCTGGCCCGTTCGGCCGAGGCCGAAGCCCCCCATCAGAAGGCGTTCAATGCCTATCTGCGCTCGGGCGATGATGATGCCCTGCGCGGGTTGCAGCTGGAAGAAAAGGCGATGAGCACCGCCGTTGCCGGCGATGGTGGCTATCTGGTGGACCCGCAGACCTCTGAGATGATCAAATCGACGTTGAGCGCCACGGCCTCAATCCGTGCGATTTCTTCTGTGGTCAGCGTTGANGCGACCAGCTTTGATGTGCTGGTGGACCANACGGATATGGGCCACGGCTGGGCGTCTGAAACCGCTTCAACCACCGAGACCTCAACCCCGGTTATTGACCGCATCACCATCCCGCTGCACGAGCTGAGCGCACTTCCAAAAGCCAGCCAGCGCCTGTTGGATGACAGTGCGTTTGACATTGAAACCTGGCTGGCCGGACGCATTGCCGACAAGTTTGCACGCGCCGAGGCGGATGCCTTTATCAATGGTGACGGTGTGGACAAGCCCACCGGCTTCATGACCAAGACCAGCGTTGACAATGACGTCTGGACCTGGGGCAATCTGGGCTATGTGCCCACCGGTGCCGATGGCGATTTCAACGGTGCGGATGCGATCATTGATCTGGTCTATGCACTGGGTGCTGAATACCGCGCCAATGCCAGCTTTGTCATGAACTCAAAAACCGCCGGTACGGTGCGCAAGATGAAAGACGCTGATGGCCGGTTCTTGTGGTCCGATGGCCTGGCGGCGGGCGAGCCTGCACGCCTGATGGGATACCCGGTGCTGATTGCCGAGGATATGCCTGATATCGCCAGCGATGCCACTGCGATTGCTTATGGTGATTTTGCCGCCGGCTATACCGTTGCCGAGCGCCCTGATCTGCGTGTTCTGCGTGATCCCTTCTCGGCCAAGCCGCATGTTCTGTTTTACGCCACCAAGCGTGTGGGCGGGGATGTGAGCGATTACGGCGCGATCAAACTGCTGAAATTCGCTGTGTCCTAAGGGCATTTGCGAATGGGGTGGAGGCACATGGTGCCTCTGCCTTGAAAGGCGCGCGCAGCTTTGCGACGCAAGCGTATCTTCGCTGCTCCCCTCCGTCCGAGCAACGCCGGCCGCGCGCGCCTGACCAAACCCCAAAAGCCCTATCGGAGGGAGCGGGATTTATGGAGAGGCTTCCATGATGTTAATCGAAGAAACGGCGGTTCCTCAGGCCGCGCTGCCTCTGGCGGAATTTAAGACGCATTTGCGACTGGGATCTGGGTTTGCCGATGACGACATTCAGGATCCGGTGTTGGAAAGTTTCCTGCGCGCGGCCATATCGGCGATCGAGGCCCGCACGGGTAAGATCCTGATCGAGCGGAGCTTTTCCTGGACATTTGTGAGTTGGCGCGATGCGTCAGGCCAGGCCATGCCAGTGGCGCCGGTGGTGCAGATCACCAGCTTAACCCTGCGCAATCACGACGACGAAGAAGAGCTGATTGATCCGGCCCATTATGTGTTGGAGAAAGATGCGCATCGCCCCATTTTGCGCCCCATTGGCAGCGTGTTGCCGGGGATACCCTCTGGGGGCACTGCCGAGTTGGCATTTGTCGCAGGCATGGCCATCAATTGGGCCGGTTTGCCTGCGGATATGGGCCAGTCGGTCTTGCTGCTGGCGGCGCATTATTATGAAAACCGCAATGACAGCGCGATGGGGGATGCCTCTATGCCGTTTGGTGTGGCGGGTCTGATCGAGCGCTACCGCACTGTGCGTCTGTTGGGTGGAGGGCGCGGCTGATGGACAATATCATCCTCAACCATCCGCTGGTGTTAGAAGAAGCCCAGCGTACCCCGGATGGGGCTGGCGGGTACACCGAGGCCTGGGTTCAGCTGGGCACGCTATGGGCGCAGATCAAGGCGGGATCGGGCAGTGAGACACAGGACGGTGGCATCAGCCTGTCGCGCACAAGTTTTCGCATCACGGTACGAGCCGCCCCTTATGGAGCACCATCGCGCCCGCGCCCCGAACACCGGTTTCGCAATGGCACGCGGATCTTTCGCATTCTGTCAGTGGCCGAGCATGACACTGCCGCTCGTTATCTGACCTGTATGGCACTCGAGGAGGTGGCGGTATGAGCTATGCAACCTCGGCAGCGCTGCAAGCGGCTGTGTTTCAGCACCTGAGCAATGACGCGTCTTTGGCGGCCCTTGTTGGCACGGCCATCTATGATGCTGTGCCCGTGGGCACACCACCGGCCACCTATGTCACGTTGGGCCCCGAAGATGCCCGCGACCAATCAGATGGCACAGGAGCGGGCGCGCTGCATAATCTGGAGATTTCGGTCATGACCGACGGGTCAGGTTTCAGCGCGGCCAAACAGGTGGCCGCAGCCATAAGTGATGCGCTGCACAACACCGATCTGACCCTGACCCGCGGGCAGTTGATTGACCTGAGTTTCTATCGTGCCAAGGCGAAATTGGAAGGCACCGGTGATATGCGCCGGATTGATCTGACATTTCGCGCACGCGTGGACGACACCCCTTAACCCTTTCATTTTGGAGACAAAAAATGACAGTGCAAAACGGCAAAGATCTGTTGATCAAGATCGACGAGACAAGCAGCGGCAATTTTTCAACGATTGCGGGCCTGCGCGCAACGCGGATCAGTTTTAACACGGAAAGCGTGGATGTCACCAGCCTGGAAAGTGCTGGCGGATGGCGCGAGCTTTTGGGCGGGGCGGGGGTCAAATCGGCCTCGGTCAGTGGCTCGGGTGTGTTTCGTGACGAGGCAAGTGATGAACGTGCCCGCGAAATCTTTTTTAACGGCGAAACACCCGATTTTCAGGTGGTGATCCCGGACTTTGGTATCGTGGAGGGCCCGTTTCAGGTGACGTCGATCGACTATGGCGGCACCCATGACGGCGAAGCGACCTATGATCTGGCGCTGGCTTCGGCCGGGCAGCTTGTCTTTACCGCGATCTGATCCATGGCGAACCCCTGGGCAGGAGAGGTGAAGCTGGTGATCGACGGGCAGGTCCATGTGCTGAAGCTGACGCTGGGTGCCTTGGCCGAACTGGAGGCCGAGGTGCAATGCGGCGCTGTGCTGGAGTTGGTTGAGCGCTTTGAAGCGGGCAAGTTCTCCAGCGCTGATTTGTTGGCGCTGATTGTGGCCGGCCTCAGAGGAGGGGGCTGGCAGGGCCAGGCGCGTGACTTGTTGTCGGCCGACATCGAAGGCGGATTGCCCGGTGCGGCGCGTGCGGCGGGTCAGTTGCTGGCGCGGGCCTTCAGCATCGACCAGCCGTCATGAGCCAGCCAATGGACTGGCCCGGCCTGATGCGGGCGGGCCTGCGGGGCCTGGGCTTGCGCCCAGCTGAGTTTTGGGCGCTGACCCCGGCGGAATTGCAGATGATGTTGGGCCGTGACGCAGGCAGCGCCCCACTGGCCAGAGGCCGGCTGGATGAATTGTTGAAGGCCTATCCCGATACCAAAGGAGGGACTGAGAATGGATGAATTTGACCGACTGGGCGAACTTGAACGCCAGATCGAAGAATTGGACGCCAATTTTGGAACAGCGACCGATATGGCCGCAGCGTTCAACAGTGAACTGGCCAAGGTGCGCGACGGGTTTAGCAACACCGGTCAGGATGTCGCCACGTTAGAGCGCGGAATGAGCGGCGGGCTGCGCAAGGCCATCAAAGGCGCGGTGCAGGATGGCGACAGCCTGGGGCAAGCGCTGACCACATTGGCCGAAACGATGATTTCAACCGCGTTTAATGCAGCCGTCAATCCGGTGGCTGATCATTTTGGTGGCGTTCTTGCGCAGGGTATTGGCAGCGCTTTGGGCGGGCTGATGCCCTTTGCCAAGGGGGCCAGTTTTTCCCAGGGCCGGGTCACGCCCTTTGCGCAGGGCGGCGTGGTAAGCGCGCCAACAAGCTTTCCCATGCGCGGTGGTACCGGGCTGATGGGCGAGGCAGGACCAGAGGCAATCATGCCCCTGGCACGCGGCGCCGATGGCAAGCTGGGCGTGCGCGGGGGCGGCGGCAATCCGGTGAATGTGGTGATGAATGTCACCACGCCGGATGCGCAGAGTTTCAACCGCAGCCAAGGCCAGATTGCCGCCCAATTGGGCCGTGTCATCGGGCGTGGCGCGCGCAACCGTTAAAAGAGAGGAGACCACGTTATGGGATTTCACGAGGTACGATTTCCAGCCTCTCTGAGCTTTGGCTCGATCGGGGGGCCGCAACGGCACACGGATGTGGTGACGCTGGCCAATGGCTTTGAGGAGCGCAACACACCCTGGGCCCATTCGCGCAGGCGCTATGATGCAGGGGCGGCGATGCGCTCGGTTGATGATCTGGAAAAGCTGATTGCGTTTTTTGAGGCGCGTCAGGGTCAGATATACGGGTTTCGCTGGAAGGACTGGGCCGATTAC